TTTAAAGACCAGATAAGGATTGGCTATCTTAATGGCGAAACCAACTCACAGATTGTTGGGAGAATTTTGGAAGGAGTGGATGGCAACGGAAATAAAATTTATGACTTAGCAAAAGGTTCCAAAAGAGGGACAGAAGCGATTGTGCGGTCTGGACTGTTAGCGGTATCTAACAAAGCTCTTGATGAGGTATATCAAGACAATAGGTCTGTTGTCAAAGGATACACCTGGGTGGCAACCCTTGATGATAGAACCACTCTTATGTGTGCTTCTCTTGATGGTTTGTCTTGGACACTTGATGGAGAGCCCATAGGAAACCATGATAAAGTTTTTGAATTGCCCCCTATCCATTGGAATTGTAGGTCTGTTGTTTCTCCTCTTCTTAAGACTTACAGGGATTTGGGGATTGATATTGATGAAATACCAGATTCAACGAGAGCTTCCATGGATGGTCAGGTTCCAAGTAAGATAGGTTTTGATAATTGGCTCAAAAAGAAGGAGAGTGAACAAAAAGGATTTGTAATAAATATGTTTGGGGTAGGTAAAGCAGATTTGTGGAAGAAAGGTCTTATTTCCGTCAAAGAGATGACAAATAGGTATGCAGAACCATTAACTTTAGCTGAATTAAGAAAAAAAATAGGCTTATAACGAAAAGGGCTAGCTATTATCACTTAACTGGTATATAATTTTGTTGGTACACTGTAACAAAAAATAATTAACTTGTTTTTATCAGTAAAATCTTTGGTGAGACACTAAAGATTAAAAAAATTCACTGGGAGAGTGATCTGTATGTTGAAACTGAAGCTAACACCACAAGAATTTGCTGCGCTGGAAGAACCAATGAAATCTCTTTACACAGAATCTAATGGAGAGTTTTTGCTTGGAGTTGAGGGGCTTGAAGATACAGCAGGGCTGAAGACAGCTTTGGCAAAAGAAAGACTTGCAGCAAAGGAATATGAAAAAATGGCTAAGCAGTTCCAAGGGCTTGGGAAAAGTCCTGAGGAGATTGCAGAACTTGTAAAGAATCAGGCTGAAGCAGATAAGTTGGCACTTGAAAAGAAAGGAGAATGGGACAAACTTAAGGCTAATTTGTTAGAAACACACAAGGTAGACTTAGCCAAAAAAGACGAAGAAGTTACAAGTATGAAAAAGACTTTGGAATCTTACCTTGTAGATGCAGCAGCAGTTGAAGCCATAGCATCAGCAAAGGGTGTTCCACAGCTTCTTCTTCCTCATGTTAAAAGTTCTGTTAGGGTTATGGAAGATGCTGGCAAATATCTTGTTCGCATTGTGGACAAAGATAATAGCCCAAGGATGAATGCCAAAGGCGATTTTCTCACCATAAAAGACCTTGTTGATGAGATGAAACAATCAGAGGTTTTCGGAAGGGCATTTGAAGCTTCTGGCAATACAGGTTCAGGTACGTTGCCAACACAGAAGGCAGGAGCACCAGGCTCTTTTATTCTTTCCAGGGAAGATGCTAAAAATCCTGTGAAATATGCTGCAGCAAAGGCAGCAGCAATAGCAGCAGGTCAAGATATTCAGATTGCTGCACCAGAATAAAAATTAAAAAAATAGACTTATAGGAGGTTACACATAATGGTTATAACAAACGTATTAGGCAATTATGACCCCATTTTTTACGCACAGGAAGCTCTTATTCAGCTTCACAAAGCTCTTGGTATGGCTGGGCGTGTTCATAGAGGATATGACCCCAATCCACAGTCAAAAGGTTCAACTATTAATATTACTCGTCCATCTGTTTTTGAAGCAACAGAGGTTAATGTTACCACAGGTGGTACAATTCAAGACCTTAATCCAGAGAATGTATCTATAGTTCTTGATACTTGGAAAGAAGTCAAATTTGCTCTTTCTGATAAAGAGCTAACATTCACCAAAGAAAAAATTATTACAGACCATATAGCTCCTGCAGCTTACGCTATTGCAGATGCTATTGATCAGAGTGTTGCTGGGCTATATAAATATGTGCCTTGGAAGACAGCAATCACAGGAACACCTGCTATTGGTGATCTTACTTTGGCAAGGAAAACTTTGTTTAACCTTATGTGCCCGATGGATGAAAGACTGCATATGATGGTTGATGGAGCTGTTGAAGCAGGACTTCTTGATCTTTCTGCGTTCCATACAGAAAGTGGAGCAGGAGCACAGGGTGTTGCTACACAGATGAGGGGTACTCTTGGACGCAAATTTGGTTTTGAGATTTTTGCTAACCAGAATACCCCTGCTCATACTTCTGGTACGATGGCCGATACTGCAGGTGCTCTTAATGCAGGTTACGCAGCAGGAGTTGAAACAATTGTAATTAAGGGTCTTACTGATGCACAGGATATTGCAGTTGGTGATATAATTGCCATAACAGGTGATGCCCAACAGTATGTTGCCACTTCTGCTGCAACAGTATCTACCACTGCTTCAATTGGAATTTATCCTCCGCTTAAACAGGCTGCACTTGCTGATGCAGTTGTAACTGTAATTTTGCCTAGTGGCACTGGAGCGACAAAGAATCAGTGTCTAGCTTTCCATCATGATGCATTTGCTCTTGCTATGGCACCACTTAGCGATCTTGGAAGTGTAATTGGAGCACGAGTAGCAACAATAAGTGATCCTGTTTCTAATCTTTCACTTCGCTCTCGTATTTGGTACGATGCCGATTTGTCAACGGTTAAGATTGGTCTTGATGCTCTTTGGGGTGTTAAGATACTTAATCCGAACCTTGCGGTACGTATGGTACAGTAGCAATAATCTTGGGAGGGCTTTTGCTCTCCCATTTTAATTTTTTGAGGGAGGTGTTAATATGAGTGATTTTGAAATGCCAGAAGAACGAAAAGGTTTTGTAGTGGTAAAACTTAAAGACACTTTTGCTTATCTTAGCAAAGCAGATTTTGATAAAGGTGGGTGGAAACTCTACAAAGAGCCTGCTAAACCAAAAACTATCCCTACCGAAGATAAAAAAGTAGAGGTGAAACCAGATGTCGTTGATAGTGGAAGAAGGCAACGGACTAAGTAACGCAGATGCTTACATATCCTTAGCCTTTTGTACTGCATATAATTCTAGCATCGGAGAAACAGGTTGGTCGGTGGATATGGAATCTGAAATCAGCGTTGCTGCTGCAGAAGTAGCAATAAGAAAGGCAACAAAATATCTTGACCTTAAGTATGGCAAGAATTATACAGGGGTTAGATATTCCTCTTCACAAGCATTACAATGGCCAAGAAGTTTCGCATATACTTCTGACGGTTATTATATCGGTGCAATAATCCCCGCCTGTATCAAAGAAGCTTGTGCTGAAGTAGCACGAAGAATTTTGACAGGTACAGAGGTATTCCCTGACTTAACAAATAGTATTTTATCAAAAAAGGAATCTGTTGGCTCAATATCTGTGGAGTATGCAGAGATTCCGCTTGGTTCAGTAAAAGAATCTTCCATGCCTGTATTTCCTATAGTAGATAAGCTTATGGTTGGCAGCTATGGGGTGTGTGGATCTGATGGAACATTAAGGATTATAAGAGCTTAGGGAAAGGAGTGAATTGAGTGAGCACAAAATATAAATTCAGAGGAAGTCTGACCCCCGCAATCCCGATAGGTGAGAATGCAGGAATAATCATTCCATCAGATTGGGTAACAGCAGATATTTCTTTTTTGGTATCTAATGATAATTCTTCTTATTCTAGCTTATATGATGAAGCTGGAGCTGAAGTTGTAGTTAAAACAGTAAAATCTACTGCTGTTTCATTTGGAGCTAAGAACGCAAAACTATATCCATTTGGGTATATGAAAATACGTTCTGGCTCAGCATCAACTCCTGTTGTCCAAGGTGTTACCGCTGCATCTAAGGTTTATACCATAGATACAGGAAAAACCCTAACAATCAATGCAGTTATTAAAGGTTCTATAGGCAATGAGATTTCATTTGGATTTAAAACAGCAGAGGATGATGTTTTAGCAATCAACGTTGTAGATAAGGTAGTAACTATCCTCTTTGCAAATGAGACTGCCTCTAACAACACAGCAGCAGCAATACAAGCCCTTTTACAGGCAGAGACAATAGCAGATATTGATGTTTCTGCTCTTACTGTAACAGAAGATGCAGGATATATTGCTGCCAGACCTACTGTGCTTGAGGAAGCAATACCACCTGAACCCCTTGCAGATGGAACTGATGTTTCTGTGGATCTGGTTTTTAGAAATTAATTGGGGGTGAGGCTGTGAGTTCGACTTTTGATTATGATAAAATACAAACCACAGCCTTGAACTTAATCGAAAAGTTTGGGGCTGATGCAACAGTCAAGAAAGCTTCCATAGCAGCAGGAGCAAATGCTTGGAATGCTCCCCAACAAGTTGCAAGCGATAAGGTAGGAAAGGCAGTAAGGACAGAGTACAGCCTATATAATATCAACGGAACCACAATAAAGGCTGGCGATGTAAAGCTTCTTCTTGCAGCAAAGGATTTGACTGTAATGCCAGCACAAGGAGATACAGTTGTTTTTGCTGGTACAGAATATAAGGTTATGAACATAGACCCAATAGCCCCTGCTGAGGTGATACTTGTATATGTTGTTCAGCTTCGGAGGTAGGGGCAATGAGAGAGCGAAACACGAAATATTATTTAGACCTTAAGAAATTTTGTGATGAATTAGAAGAAGAAACGGCTGTATTATTTGTTAAAAAGACAGTTTTAGAACTGTTGAAAGAGGTTATAAATTTAAGCCCTGTCAAAACAGGAAGGTTTAAAGCTAATTGGATAACAACAGTTGGCGGTTCAACAGAAGAAGGAAATCCTGAATTGATGGATAAATCATCTGCAGATACCAACATAGCTTACACAAGAGGTGCTGCTGCAATGGAGGCATACAAAAAATTGGATGAGGTTCACATATCCAACAACATAAAGTATGCAGATCAACTGGAGTATGGTTCTTCCAAGCAAGCTCCTGTTGGTGTTTTGGGGGTATCAATTGATAAAATTGAAAAAAGCTTGAATGAATCTTTTAAGAAATAAGGTGGTGATAATAGAATGTCTTATGTATCAGAGTATAGTGAATTAGCTGGAGCATTTTCAGAAGGCTGGAAAACAACAGTTACAGCTCCTGCTGTTGCTACTGTTCTTACACCTATTGCATGGCCAAATGTAGCTTTTACTCCACCTGCAGATAGTTCTTGGGTAAGATTTACTATATTACCATCTGGTTCTAATTTAATGACAGTAGGAGCACCAGGTAGCAACCTTACAAGATATTCAGGATTAGTTGTTGTTCAAATATTTACACCTTTAAATATAGATGATTCTTTGCTTCTCGGCTATGCTGATAAAGTATTATCAATATTCAGAAATTATCACACAGCCAAAATAAGGTTTGGATCTATCCATTCAGTAAAAACTAATAATTCAGAAGAAGATGGATGGAACCAAATAAATGTAATTGCTCCGTTTATTAGAAATGAATATGAATAACAAAAATAAGGAGAGTGATTTAAAATGGCACTTATAAGTGCATCCCTATCGCAACTTGGATTTGTAACAGAAGTAGATTGGGGAATAACCCCAGCAACTCCAGTATGGCAGATATTGCGTTTTACACCACCTGAAAATTTTAAAGCAGACAGGGAAAATACATCAAGTAATGAGATGAGACCTGATAGAAATGCAACTGATCTTATTCAGGTTGGTGGTGGAGCTTCTGG